CACCACCACTAGGAATTGATCCAAAATATGTTTCTGCTAGATTTAGCATTACACTACCAGAAGTTAATCCACTAGCAGAATCGCTTGATGCTTTAATTATAACTTGATCTTGTGTAACATAAACGATATCACCTTCTACAATATCAGGAGCATCACCAGGATCCAAAACATTAATTAAGAAATTACCTTCTGAGAATGAAACAAATCTTTGTGTTCCAAATGGGAGTTGAGCAGCAAAAGTAATTACTCCTGCGCCACCAACACCAGTAGCAACAAAATCTCTTCTTAAGAAATAAGCAATTTTTGAATCTTCGCTATCTACTACAATAGAACTTACTTGATTAGATCCAGTTTTATAAAGTAACGTTCCTTGATTGAAGTTTGAAATAGAAGGACGAACTCTAACAACACTACTATTACTTACATCTTGTGGTAAAGATCTATCAAGATAAACTCTTGATTTTAAAACACCTTCTGGTTTTGTTGAATATTGTACAATTGATCTAATGATAGTATCTGTAGAATCCGAAAATTGAATCAAATCTCCTTGATTGACAAATTTAGTTGCATCTCCACCAAATCCATTACATTCAATATACTTCCTTCCTTTAGTGCCACTAAAAGTAAAATTAGTAATAGATGTAATTTCGGCAAATTTTTCTTTATTGACTTCTACATCAGAAGTAAATTTATTAGCATTTCCTGATCCATACTCACAGAAGAATGATTTAACATTTTGTGGGGTATATGTAACTACTGAATTTCTAACAAGAACTGGTGTAATCACCGACGCAGTAGGATTACCTCCACCGTCTCCTTGAATTACATTGATGACAGGAGGTTTTGCATATTCTTTTTTGAATAGTTCTCTGTTAGAAACAACTGCACTTATAATAGCACCACTTGCAATGCTTAAAGTTACTTTAGATGAATCAAATTCAACACCATCAATTCTTAATTTTGATCCATTAACATAATTAGAACCTCTGTTGTTTACAACAAAATGTGAAATTGTATTATCTTTTGCAACTCTCACTGAGTTGTTATCTTCATCCCTAATAGTCTCTCCGGACATAAAGTTACCGAAAAGAGTCTTAACCATCAACGTTTTATTAGTTGTAAATCTACCATCGGATGGACCTTCTACAACTCCATAAGCACCGCTTTCTAAACCATAAACATACTTACCAGATGCAAATCTACCATCTGCAACAATTTCTTCGTCTAATAAAATTTTAGTAAAGAACTGAGGGTCAAAATATGATAATCCGAATGTAGTATTATATACAGCATTACCGTTTGATAATCTGCCTTTAGAAACTACTGAATCTGAATCTTCATTAAATCCAGATCCTCGTTCAATTAAAGTAAAATTACTTGGTTTAGCAAGACCAATTACCGGAGTGATTGTTTCATTATAATCAATAACAGTTCCAAATGGTGTAGAACCATTGATTGCATCATTTTCAGTTAAATAAACTTCCCTATAATTTGATCCTGCTGAAGTATCATACTCCAAGAAATAAGAATCTAGTAAATCTTTTCTTCCTGTAATAGTAAGTTCTAAGAATGTTACTCCAGTACTTGAATTGACTTCAATTCTATTAACTTTTGAAAATGCTAAAGATTTTACAGAATTTACTACAGATGGTTCTCCAACATCAGTTCTTGTTTGTACAAACCATAAGGTTCCTAAAACTGATTCAAAATTAGCATCCGTTAAAGTTGAATATGTATTTGCATAGAATGTATCAATATTAATGTAAATGGTTTTAATACCAGAATTTACATCAAAAAACTGTCCTCTACGACTTAATGTTTGTTTTGAATCATTAGTTCCTTCTGTATTGTTTGATCCAATACTACCATCATTAAAATTACTACACAGAAAAATATTAGGATATGCAGTCAGTTCGGAACCTTCTGCATTTAATGGAATCGTTCCAAATGTATTTGTTACTTTATAAGTAGGTAGACCTTTGGTATTGAGTCTAATATCTTCCCTATTTAAAGTTTCTCTTGCTTTGCCAACATTAAGATACTTAGTTTCTTTATTGACAATTTCATACCCTTTGATATATGCTTTTCCTGGTCCAATACTAGCAACTAGTTTTTCTTTTGCTGCTTGTAATTCTAAACCATTAACTAATCCAAATTCATCTTGACCATAAACACCCAGATTACCATTTTCCTGATAAAATTCGCGAATATCTAATGAAAAATTATCAACTACATAATCTCCAGACTCATCATAAGTTCTTCTCGCAAGAGTCTGTTCTAGTAAATTATAGTCCGTTTGAGATACAATACTCTGTACAACTCCCGAACGAACTGTAAGAAGTTGAATAAAATTCTTATCTGTAATTTCAGATAAAGAATATTTTACAATGTTTAATACAATTTGAAGTCTATGTGCTCCTGGAGCAGTATAGTTATTAGATCCAATAGAATTATCATATAAAGATTCATCTTCTTCTGGAGTTACAATACTTTCAACAATCTTAAATCCAATTTTTGCTGATGGTTTATTGTAATACCGATCAATGACTAATAACTGAGTATCATTTCTAACAAAATACCCATTAACAAAATAAATTCCTTCTTCTACTTTTATAGCAGAAGCATATCCCATAGCGGGACTTTCTAGGGATGTAACTTCCGAAGTATCAGGATTAGTTACTTCAATACTTGTCGGAAGAACACTACCATCAGTTCCAACGACTAATAATGGTGTGTTAACTCCATCTACTACTTCTAGTGTTTCACCTTGTCGGAAAGTTTCTTCGTTTCCTGCATCACCACTATTAGTATAGTTTACATAGATAACATCAGAAGCAGTCTCAGACGCCGTGAATGCCTCTATAACAGTTGCTACGACACCAGAGGTCAAACCTCTAAGAGTTTGCCCTTTAAGACCACTAGCATCGTATTTTTTATATACAATTTGCCCATCCTGATTTACAGGAATTTCTGAAATAGAAGACAACTTAACAAAGTTAAGTTTGGTATTTAAACCCACCTCACCAGGAATGACAAGTTCGCCTTGCTTAAAAGCGTACTTGCCAAACTGTTCAATCTGATTCTGTAGAATAGATTGTAACTGAGTTAACTCCCTTGCCTGAATAGAATATCCAGGACGGATTAAAACTTTATAGAAATTTTTCTCTTGGTCAAAATCGTCGTAGAATGGAGCTACGTTCAGGTTAGTCTTTTGGGGCATCTCGCACGATCTCTAAGTCAACTAATCAGAATTCAATTACTAGCTTAATGTCCTCAATTTGGTCAGGAGCTCTAGTAATCTCTCTTCTATTCTCTATGTATACGATTTCTCCTGAGTTTGGTTCTAATTCTGGGGATGCAAGACCACCAGTAAATGAGATATCAGAAAGAACTGCATCCTGTGCAGTATCAACCGTTCCCGAAGCTGAAGAAGTGCTGCCAACAACTGCATTTGATGCATTTGATTCAAATGCTAGAATTTTACCACCATCAGTATGCAAAGATGCTGATTGATAGTACTTCAAAATACCGTTTGTTGCATCCCAAGATACTACAGTTCCTTTTGCAGTTCCTCCAGTTACAGTTTGAGTAATCATTTCATCTGCAACATAACCTGCAGTCGCACCATTTAATTTTAGTACATTTGTACCACGAAGTGTGCTTGCAGATGCAAATGTACTAGTGCCATACTCATAAGGATCTTGAATAATACCAATACGACGGAAATCGTTATCTACAGGGAAGTCTCCTTGTCCTTCATCATAAGTCAAACGAATATTGGTCATTACACGCTTGGAGAAGAATTCATCTTCTGCGTGTGATCCATGCCCACCTTCTGGAGAGATAATTGCTTCAATTGAAGCAGTTCCTGCAAATGCACCAGCAGCTGCTGTGAGACCACTATCTGTAAATACAGATCCAGTTTCTAGAATGACATTACCATATGAGTAACCAGTACCATTTGCCTCAATTTCCGTAGATGTAATAGTTCCGGCACCATTAGTTTCAAATTTAACAATTGCTCCAGTGCCATCACCCTGAACAGCAGTATATAATGTAGTGGAAGCAGGTAGTGCAGTTCCTGCATCACGAATTACTGATACATTAATAGATCCATCAACTGCAAGTGCTTCAACTGCAGTTCTTGATGTATCAGATACTGAGGCAATAGGCATGAAGTCTGAAGAAAGGAATGCAAGAACATCACTTGTGGGAAGTGTAAACATGTGCTTCCAAACATAACCAGCAGTTGCTGCTGGTTCCGTGTAGATACCAGTACCAGCATCAAATGTACCTTGACCAGCACTTGGTTGAGATTTTGGTTCGTAGGTAGCGTTTTGTCCTGTTGGATTCGTTGGAGATTCGCCGTTATACAAACACTTAAACACTTCGTATGAAGCGTTCATTACATAAAACTTTGAATTAGATAGTGAAGAAGACCCTAGTGCAGTTTCAACGCCAATAGCTCCACCACCACCTGGTGTTGGAGAATAATTTGGACGATACATATCAAACTTTGGATTCAGCGCAAGGTTCCAGTTATAACGGGGAACTACAAGACGAGCAAAAGGACCAGTAACTCTCTTGGCAGCAATGAGTTCTTCGTATACAGATCTTTTTTCAGAAAAATTATCTAATGGCATTGGAGGTACATCTTCAGTACCATACCTATATGTGCCACTCTTAGAAGTAGCACCACTAGTTCCACCAGTAATAGTAGTTCCGAATGACGGAGTTGTAGTTGGAGTTGGTAGAACGGTATTAAGTAGTAAACTGTTGGAATATACAGCAGCAACTACACCACTCCATCCACCACCGCTTACAGTTTCTCCAACTTGAAATGTTCCACTTACATTAAAAATTTCTAAGTAAGCATCCCACCTAGAAGATCTTCCAACGAAGAAATACATTCGGGTACGCGCTGCATCTGCATCGTTCGTACCTTCTGATAAAGATTCTAGAAATTGCTTCGCATTGAAGATTCTAAATTTTTCTGAAATAATAGCTGCCATAGCACTAGTGCCTGTATAGTAAGACTGAATCCGAGTTATTTATATTTATTTATAGAGAGTTTCTTAAGTAATCTCCTATGGTATGTATTGCTATAGGAGATCCCTCCGCGCCTCTTGTGCAGTTGATAAAACGATCTGCTAGTTTAGATGTATATGAAATTTTTTCTCCACCAATTAAAATGGTTCCTGATGAAGGGAATCTCGCAGTATTTGCATAGACAACCTCTCCAGTAGCAAGGAATGCAGGATCACCTTGATTAGGTAAATCTGATGTATCCAATTGCGCCATATAATAGTTAATTGAAGAGTATCCTAGGTTAAATGGATACGCGGAAGAAGAAGAACCATCAGAGATAATTTCATATGGTTCTAGTTCAGCAAGTTGAACTTCCGACACGGGATCACCACTTGGAGCAATAATATCTCCGAGGTCCATGAATATACTATTTTCCCAATGGTTGATATTATTAAAGAATGTCAAATCAACAAGATCGGATGCCCACATTGAGAATCCAACTTCTAAAAATTCAGTTATATTAATAGATGTTGTAACTAAAATATTATCGGATAATAATTTAGGTTCAATAATAACTAAAATATCTGCATCTGTCTGTGTTGTAGGTGCTGCAATTGAAGTAGATCCAGCAAATGGATTGAAGAATCTATATTCACGAGAGACTGTAAACAGAGGAGCAGTATCAATAATATGCTGAATAATCAGTGTTACATCAATACTATCTGGAACTGCTACTGAAGGATCTAAAATAGCAACTGGTAGTTCAACACCTTTAATGATATCAATAAACGATGCAACTGCAACTGGAGAACTTTGTCCAATTTGTGTTCCGATCCCAAGAGTATGGAAAGTATCAACTTTTCTACCAGAACTTTTGATTAAATCATAAGATCTTGCGGTAATTACTTTGGGTGGTTTAGTATATCCAGATCCTTTTTTAGTTAGTACAATATCAATAATTTGACCACCTGAAACAACTACTTCAGCTCTTGCACCACCACCTTCTTGATTTACTGAGACAAAATGTAAAATTGGAGGAGAATCGTAATCATATGCAGTAGTTGGTTGAATAATACCTTCATCATATAATAATTGTAAATCTCTTCTATTCCATGTTACTTCAGAAACACTACCATTTTCTATTTCGCATGTAACGCTAAGACCTACACCTCGCACATTACCATTGTAGTTAGTAGTAGTTACAGAACCGAAGAAAGCATTTGATACATCTTGACCTGGATTATAGTCCTTAGGATTGGTATATCTCGGCAATTCATTTATAGTTCTGAAGTCTTTTTCTCCATCAATTCTAATGAGATCTTTTGCATTTAAATTAGCAAGGAGACGTTTTTTCTCATAAAAAGACTCATCAGCACGTGGAGTTCCATATAACCAATTGCCAGAATTTCTCTGCATTCTATAATCGTTATCAGAATTTCTGATAACTTCTATTGTATCTGTAGTTCCATCTAACTCATACTCATCAGAAAAATCGGACTCTCCAGCAAAGAAAATATTTTCACTGGTTATATCTGGATTATTACCTGCTAGTGTAATAACTAAAGTTTGACTCGTGGTTGTATAACTTTTAACATTACCAATAAATTTCTTTTTACCACCTGATTTTTGGTATGCAACTTGAAATTTATCGTATGAAGTATTAAACCAGGAAATCCAATCAATAAAATTATTTGAACTTCCTGCATCACAAGTTATTTTTATCTCATTATAATAAGTATTTCTTTGGAAATCAAATAGAGTTACTGTTTGATCAATATCTCTACCATACAGTAATACAATTTCAATATTATTTTCTCTAAAGATTTTTCTAGTAAATCTAATTGCTGGTCCTGTAATTGTATAAGAAACACCTTCACGCTGAAGAATACCATCTATGAATACAAACGCAAATCTGGGATCATCCACAGTCTGCACCTTTTTGTTCTTAGAATTTAGAATTAAGAATGGTCCACCGGAACCAGTCAGAATACCAGATTTCTCAATTTCACATCTGAGATAATTACCAATACCATGAGCAAAGAATTTTTCAACTGCTAAAGGTTCTTGGACAGTTTTTGTGTTCTCTCCTTGTCCCCAAATAGGTGGTGTATCAAATACAACTTTATTTGGTACTGATGTTTTATCAATGGTGTATGCAGGATTATGTTGTAACACACCGCTAAGTGCAATAAACAGATTTTCATTTATTTCAGTATCAACTGGAGTTCCATCTTCATAATATAATTCAAATATTGTATTCTCTCCATTGATATAATCTGGGTAAGAGATTGATGAAGTTTGGGGACCTGTTGTCAATGTTTCACGCACATTTTCAAACAAAGAATCTAAAGCAGACGCTACTTCTTCACATTCTTTTAATTCACTTAATAGCAATGGATCTGGAAGAATATTATAATTTGAATATGAAGTAAAGGTAGTCCAATATCCTGTAGAATTTGAATTTTGCTCAACTGTATCTACTCTATTAGGTCCACCTTCTAAAATAGATTCAACAATATCAATATAAGTTGTTATAGAACTAGCAACCTCAGCACATGCAGGTGAGGATGAATCAATACGAATACTATTATCTTTTACGGATCCTTGATTTCTCATTGCAGCAATCATTAAATCTCGCAATACTTTATGAGCATAAACTGTTTCATTGAGTTCGTCTTTAATGTAATTAAGATTTCCGTCAACAAAATAACTCTCAGCAAACTCTACAATTTTTCTATTGCCACCATACTTCAAACAATAGTTTACTGCATCAACTAGCAATCCAAGATCTCTAGAACATTTTGTGCTATAATTAGTAGATGCCAGAGCAAGATACTTTGTATTAATTGCATTAATTGTATCAGTAATCATACTAGACTTATTTTTTTCAATTAATGTTGATGCATCAAAATAAGTACCAACATTTAATCCACTCCAAATAAATGTCATGTCTGCATTCCCAGATGGATCTGGTGTTACTGCAACTGAATTATTACTTACTTGTATGGTTCTACCATCAATAATGTCTGTAATAATAGTTCCATCTGGGAATGATCTTCCGGAACTAACTTTCATACCAATAGCAATATCATCAGTATTAGTTATTGTAACTTGATTAGTTCCCACTGTCCAAGATACTTGACGATCTGAGTAATCCCAATTTCTTGATGCCAGTTTACTTAGACGTACTGCATACTCAAATGCATCAATAGTTGCTTCCAGTTCTCCTGAAATATAATTAAGTACTCCAGCATTGAAATATTTTTCAACAGCAAACAAAGTTTTTTGATTGCCACCAAATCTCAAGTCATGTTCTAATGAGTCTAATATAAGACCAATATCGCGATAACATTTTTCACTTAAATTTGTCCAAGGAATTGACGTATACTTAGACTTAACATAACCTAAAGTTTCCGATTGAATAAATCTTCTATTTTGGTTAATCTGATTTGCAGCATCTATCCACGTACCACTACGTTGGAAAATATTCTTAATCTTCTTAAGATATCTTTGATTTAATGTATCAGATTTAAATTGGAAATTTCTTCCATAGAAGAGAACTCCTGGAACTGACTGACCATCTTTATTGGTAGGTCCGAGAGGAGGGGATGAAAAAGTAATTTTATCTCCATTTACTGTATACGAAATTCCAGGTTCTTGTAGTACAGCATCTAAGGTAATAGTCAATGCCTGCTCATTATATGGTTTAATAGAATTGCCGTTTACGTCAACAATATTAAATATTGTTTTTCCTTGTAAATTTCCTTTATCGCCAAAATTGCCATCAAAAGATTCTGTTAAGTAAACTTCGTTAGAAATGATTTCTGACGTATTGAAAGATTCAGTTGCAACGGAACCAACTCCTTTTTCAACTTTTAAAGAATCCATGAGAACAATACTTTGAGTAATATTCTTTTTGGTACTAATAACAGAAATTTTATTTACATTAGGGTTCCAAATTTGTACGATACTCGTACCAATAAATTTACTATCATCACTCATTGAAGCATTTGATGCTGATTCAATCAATACTTCACCAAAAACTTTAAATCCTGCAGGATGAGTTGTTGATTTAATTAAGGATCTCCAACTATCAATAGAAGTTTTTGATTTAACTAAGTATGAATAATCCTGATAATAAAAAGAATCTGTAATTCGTTGATTCTGATCACTTACTTTTCCAGAATCGGATTCAAAGTATCCTTGGTTATCATAATAAGTTTTAATTTGAGGGGCAAACTCAGTATATCTAATAGTTTCTAATGTTGCGCTTTTGTTTCTAGCGAGACCTTTAATTAGTTTCTTTTCTCTAAAAACACCAGATACTCTATCAACACTTAACCTACCAGATCTAAATGAAGTTATTCTTGCTCTTGCTACCTCTACATTATTAATTTCTTGAACAATAGTCTCTCCAATTGCAAAACAATCAGGATCAAAATTGGATAGAGATAAAATATAATTAGATCTAAATGTTGATCTTAACGTGTTATCTTCGTGAAAAGATCCACCTACGTTGATAACATTAATATTTCTAGGAACTCCAATATCATCACTATTAATAAGACATTCAACATCAGACTCAGCAATTTTAACTACAGGAGGTGTAGTATATCCAAATCCAGAATTTACAACTTCAATACCAGTAATTCTACCTTGGTCTATAATTGCCTTTAATTTTGCATTTCCTTCAACAAAAACAATAGGATTGACATATCCACTTCCACCAGTCTTTACTGATACCCCAACAATTTTGCCATTCTCTACAATAGCTGTTGCAGTAGATTTATTTGTGGGCATAATACCCATAACAGAAGGAACCTTCTTATAATCATTACCAATATTAATTACTCCAATAGCATTAATTTTTCCTACTGAAAATCTTGACTTGGAGGTATATTCAATTGATCCACTTCCATCGTTAGTAGCAAGTGTAATTGTATCGTAAACAACTTTAGTTGGTGTAATATATAATGCTGACTTACTGCCCTGCAGTGGATCTGGAATTACTTTAATAAATGATCCTTCAGATTGAACATTATTTAACTTATCAAAATAAAAATATGTTTTGAAAGAAACTTCTGATTTTGTGCTATAATTGTTTGTAGCAATTCGTGGACCAAATCCAAACTTAACATCTAAGACATTATTTCCTCTAAGTGCCTCTAGTGTTTTTAGATTCAAATTTTTACTAGGTGAAATATCAAATTCAACATCATTCATTGATGAGTGAGAACTATCAAAAATATAACGATAATCTTCTTTAATGTCAATTAATTGATTTCTCGTAAATGAATTATTATCTAAAGAAAATTCAAAACAACGAATTGGATCTTGCACAGAAGTCATTCCAGCAAGTCTTTGTTCTTGATCAAAGAATACAGTGCTTAAATCAATTGGATTGATACTACTAACTGTTTGTCCATAATTGTATACAAATACAATTTTTTGTGTAGTAGAATCATATGAAAAAATACTAGCATCTCCAACTGTAGTGCCAAGAGAAATAACATATCCGGCATTATAAGTTGACACTGTAGCACCATTAAAATGGTTTAATGGTGTTGCTCCTCTAGTGACATTAATAGATTTTGTTGAATTAACTACTCGCGATAGAACTGTAATAATTTCATTTCCGATGCTCAATCTATCGCCAGGATTAATTCCTACATTACTATTGAGATTTACAACTGTTTCAGTTAAAGAAAGACCAATGTGATCAATATTAATCTGTACAGCAGGAGTATTAGCATTTGTTTTGCTAAGAGATGTATCTCCAACAGTTAAAACATCAAACAGTTCATAACCAGTACCTTTTTCGGTTATTGTTACAGATGTTACGCTACCGGTAGAAGAAACAACAATATTTGCTTTTGCTCCCGATCCACTACCCCCTACTAATGCAAGGTCATTATATGTGTTAGTGGTGTAGTCTTCTCCACCATTTAAGATACTAACTTTTCCGATACCATTGTCATTTAAAACCCTAGTGATACCAGGGGTTTGTAGCGTTGCTTCTTGGTAAACTCTAGATCTTAGATAATATGTTGTTGTAGTTGATGCATCATCTGGATTGATGTCAATATTAATGATATCACCTTCAGCAATACCATGTTCGTCTGATGTGGTTAAAATTGCTACATTATCTTTTAAATTAAAGATAATTAAATCATCACTCAGTAAATTAATTGTTATTACTTTAGAACCAGTAGTATTAATTAAATCTGAGCTTCTTAAAAATAAAGTATCAGATACGACAAAAGAACCAGTAAGAACTTTAATCTTTACGATGTTTTGTTTTGTGGTAGTCTCCAGAACTTCTCCAGTCGCTACTGGAACATTAAGACCATCAGTAAATTCTAATGTAGCTCCTTTAGTATAAGAAGAGTTTTTATCTAAAAATAGACTAATAACCTTTACATTAGATGATAATACATCTGTACTATTAAAAGTACCACTTACATCACGTAGAGCAAATTTAGTTCCTGAAAATACATTTCCTACAATCTTACCAGTAGCTCCAGTTACACTTTGAGTGATGGTGTCCCCATCAAATAAGTACGCAGTTGTTTTTAATTCAACAAATAATGCTTTAGTATCTTGGGATTCAATGCTATCTACAGATCTTCCTTTTACAGAAGAAACTTCTGCACTTGCTCCAAATCCATCAGTATCTGAATTATCAATAATTAACTCAGATCCTACAGAAAAATTACTAGTACTATTTAAAATAGAAACTGAACTAATACTACCTCGTTTTACGTCAGTAATTTTTGCTAATGCAAATTCTCCATTTTTAGTAATATTAGATGTTCTAAGTCTTTTAGCAAATTTAGGAATATTATCTTGGGATAGTTCGGAATTATAATTTGAATCAACTGGTAATGAATAATAATTATCCCCTAAAATATAAGGAAATACTGGATCATCTTGACTATCAAGAGTTATAAAATATGCATAAGTTCCTTCTGGGTAATCTGGTGTTACACAGTATCTTCCATTATTTTGATCTAAACTACCATACTCAGCAATATACGTAAAATCATCAATGAATGTTCCAATAGGATATTGACTAACTAATGGACCATTAGATCTACTATTATTTCTAGTATAACTACTAGTCATTCTAGTAATCGTACTTTGAGAATCTAAAGGATTCTGATGTCCAAATGGACCATAAATTGGATTGCCATCATATGCAAAACCAATAATGGGTGAATGATTTACTCCAGTATCTCCAGATCTAATAGTAGATGGAGCTGCATAATAAGCATATCCAGATCCAAGATATGACAATGAATTATTGAAAAAATATCCGTTCTCAGCATCTAGTGATGATTTATTTTTGTAATACTTATCTTTTCTCCACTTTCTAATAGATGCAGTTGCTTCAGATCCGGATCCTACTGCAATAATATCTACTTGTACATTTTCTTGTGAATATAAACTACCACCATTAATTTTCTCAAATCTATCAATAGCACCTGCAGTAGTAACAACTGCACGATACACTGCAAATCTTCCTCTACCTGCAGAATCTGTAATTCTTACTTCTGGTGCAGAAGAATAATACTCACCAGCATTTTCAACTACAATACTAGTAATTTCACCATTAGTGATAATTGCTCTTGCCTGAGCATTTCTACCTGATAATACTTCTACATTAGGAACTGAATTATAATCTCCAGGAGTATCAACAATAACAGACTCAACTACTTGACCTGCTAATCTAGTTCTTGCTAAGTTAGAAACCCCGTTAATTAACACAAATGGTGGTTTAGCGTATCCAGATCCTCGTGATGTAACTGCAATAGATTGAATAGCACCCGAATTGACTACTTCTTCGTCTTTATAACTTAGAAAGGGAATACCATTAATTGCAATACCAATATCTCTGTATAGGGTTTTATAAATTTCTGTAGTTTGTATTGGATGCTTTCTAATAATTTTTAGTAATTTTTGATCCTGAGCATCGGAAGGTAAAGTTGGAATAACATGTGAAGGAAATCCTGACGATGCAATATAATATCCACTACCATCTTCAAAGATAGCAGATACATTTGAGTTAAGTCCTGCAACCGCAGCAGAACCTGTACTAAAAATCCATCTTAAGTTATTTTGAGTATCATTAATTCTAATATCGTCAGTTAAAAATCCAGACTCGGAAATTTCTACTGATTCTCCTGGATTTGAATACGGCGATTCAATAGAATTGTTTAGTCCATATAAAAGACCAAATACCTGCAATTCAATATCACCAGAAGATACTTCTATGTTATAACTAACAGTTGTCCCAGATTGATAGGAACCATTACCATTTCTAGTTTTAATTACAAATTGATTTACGTTCTTTTCTTCAAATGTAAAAATTTCATCTCCTATTACAAAAGACCCCTTTGTCTCCCAACCCATTGTAGAGAAAACATTTATCCTATCACCAACAGTTGTTGATGCAGGTACAGGACTCGTTAATTGAGTTTTTAAAGATGAAGTAAAAGTACCATTGACACTAGGTTCGCTTAAAATAATATCGTATAATTCTTCATTATCAAAAGTACCACTATACTTAACATTATCTACAATAGCAGATGCATAGTTGCCTTCTACATTTTGAGTAATTTGCTTTCCAATTAAATCGTTTGGATCACCCGCAAGAATTTTTACTCTTAATGCATATGATTGAATCCAATTAGATTCCGATGACTTTAACGTAAAATCTCTTGGATATGCAACATCAGGATTCGGATCATCCTGAATTAAACATTTGAATAGAAACTTAATAGAACTATCAGTTCCTTTTGCTCTATAAAAATCGGTAATATTTTTTAGTAAAGTTCTCTTGTCAACTCCTTCCTTTAGATATGCTTCAGGAAAATCTGCAAGGTATTGTGCTTCAAAACTTTTAACTAAAGAATATAAAAATAGATTACTAATATTTTGTACAGTAGACCCATTAACATGAGTATCTGCTTGTGTAGTTACAAAAGTGCTAGCATTATAAAGATCACCAATAGTAGTATTACCACTGACACCACGACTTACTTCTAAAAATTGAGTATCTGTTCTTTCTGCATAAAAACAAATCTCATCATCAATTTTGATGTATCCACCATACTTGGGAAACGAAGTTGCATCAGCAACAGTAATTGTTGTGCTTAGTTGTCCTAAAGATCCAACAATGGTAGTTGACTCTTTAAGAATATTCGTTTCGTAAAAATCAATATCGCGATACGATTGAAGATTCGCAATGATATCAACCGGTTGACCTTGTAATTCTAATTGCTCATAATATTTTTGTATGAACTTACTAAAAAGTTCATACTCTTCATTAATAAAGTCCGGTAATTGTGACTCAACTAGATATGAGATTTTATTAGCAGTTTTGACCATCTACTACTACTCTTTGTATGCTACAAATGTACTCTTTGAGATATCTACGTCTAGATATACTTCACGTTTAACTTCAACATCATTACTGGATGGTTTTACTCTCAGTTCAATACGATTGTCTGAGAATGTTCCTTTCAGAATAGTGAAGTCATACAATTTAATCTCACCTTTGACATAATCAACATCACCAACAGAATCGTTTAGGAGAATTTTATCTCCAGTTAGTGAATCTAGTCTATATAGGACGATTTTGCCATCTCTATCTTCCAAATACGATGTGTAATTGGGATGTTCAAAAACAGTCATACCAGTAGATGTTACAACTGGATTATCACAATCTTTTAAGAATTCATTCTGATAACAAATTTCGTAAAAAGAAGATGCATTGATTTGAGCATAAAAATCTTTTCTTAACGTAATTTCTGTAATGTTAGAATTGATTGAACGATCAGAACTATCAATTACACCTATGAATTTACTATATCTAAACTTACCATTAAATTTTTCAGTGCTTGATGTTTTTAAGTACTCATTAACTCCAGTTGAAACTTTTGCTGCAACTTCAGCTGGAAGAAGATTAGTTTTAGCACCATCAAAGTAAATCTTACTATCAATCTCAACAAAAAGAATAGATGGATCTAAAAACACTGGTTTTACAGAAGCAACTGTATAACTCTTTAACTTATCTGATAGTTCTTTCTTAGTTACTGAAGTTAAAGAATTTGCTACAGTTGGTTTTACTGCAATGAATACTTTACCATAATCAGGTGGTACTTGATCCTCACCACCAAATACAATGATATCACTCACTGCAGGATACAAATTTCTTACAATAGCAGAATAGTCATTTGATGTTACTGCTCTATTCTGAGAACCATAAAATTTTGGTGCATTGAATTTAATCTTTTCAATACTTTCAATTTCAGATCCACCTTGTGCAATAGAAGTTGCTACAATATTACCAACACTAAATGGTGATGATACTTTAACATCATTCTCGTCTAAGAATACACCACTAAACGTAAATGACTTTGCACCATTAGATTGTGAACCTTTTGTTAAGATATAACTTATTTCAATTACATTTCCATCAGTTAATTTTTTGCCAAGAATACCATCTCCAAAAAATAACTCATATTGCTCATCATCAATTTCATTGACGAAATATACTTTATCTTCACTTCCTACTTGAAGGATATTGTCCGACTTCTTATATTCTTCATAGACACTAGAACCAGCAGACTCATACACTCTAACAATTAATGTATTTAAATCTGCTGCTGAATTCTGAATTTTAAATTTTTGATCTTTTAATGATCCATCATACGTAAATGTACTCAATACATATGATCCTTCATTTAAAAGGACATTAGAGAACGTTGCAACGTTATTGACAACAGGAACTTTAATATCTTTTAATGTAACATAACGATAAAGAGTTTTATCGTAATTAGTTACAAATCCAGTTCCTGCTTTCAATTTAATTGAAGTGGGTCCTGAAACTGGAAATGTAACAGAAAATCCAAGTTCTGCACTTGGTGATGTAATTGATTTGGGAGTATACCCTAATTGCTTCGCTAACGATACTACGTTGTCTCTCAGCGTTGCTGAATCTAGGAATAGTTCATTGACCACCATATTGGCATTAAATGCCGTGTAGTACGTATTGTATGCCAATACATCTAACAACTGACTTAATGCAGAACCTTCAAAATCATAATCGGTAAAATCCGATTGTGATCTCATGTAATCTTTGAGAGTACTCTTGATTTCGGTGAAATCTAGATTGTTTAATTGAGTATATGGCATTATCTCGTCCTAGACAGGAAGAACTCTATTTGAACAGGTGGGACTTCTGTTCCTCTTATCTCATACGTCATTTCAACATCTAAACCGTTATCTTCAAAGTTGGGAATACAACTAATAGATGTTACGGCGATTCTAGGTTCGTATTTTGCTAGAGACAATTGCATATTTCGTTTAATAATACCTGCAACTGCATAGTCCAAAGGTTCAAACAAAAATGATCTAATGTCTGAACCATAATCAGGATTAAATAAACGCTCACCCTTATTTGTAAGTACTAAATTAACAATTGCTTGTTTAATTGCAGCATTATCTTTACTGACAACTACATCATCAGTAACAGGGTGTTTTTTGAAAGTAATATTGACATCTCTAAACGTGAGATTAGAAGTTGCCATTAAGAGTACACGGAGTCTTTAATATTTAGTCGTCAGGAAAAACAATATTCCAAGAAATACTAATTCTAGAATCATCACCATGATAAGGAGTCACGTAATGTGGCAACCAACTCTCAAATACCAAACCTTCTCCAGCATTTGCTACAAAAGCAACAGTTGGCATTTCATTCATTGTACCATGAGATCCTCGTGGATCCGGAAAACAAATTGCTCCATTTGTCTGAGAGCACTCTCCTGGAGTTTGTACATAATAAACACCACTATATTTAAAGTTTGTATGAGAATGGTAATTTGAATAACCACCATCCTCCAACTTAACTGCCCAACATTCTACAAATGCTTTTTCAATTGGACCTTCTTTATACGCTTGAGATGCATGAAGAAGTAGGGATTTTAAATCAAAACACCAGTCATATTCTAGTTCAGTTAAATTAACAAGTGAGTGCCACCCTTTCCCACCTACAGAATACTTGGCATTGTCAGGATTCTTTTTAGATTCCTCATTAACGTAATTAATGATACTTCTATTTAATTTTTTGGGGTTGGTATCATTGCGAAATGCAGTAATATTACATGGAAAAAATGTTTCCTTATTAACTGATATAGGTGATTTGTTCATTGACTCCAACGTTCTACAAATTCACCAATCGCACTATCTGGATTTGGATACAACTCTTCCTTACGCTTATTCCTATTTCGTTTTGCTGCCATGTCAAGATACTTATCACTATCAGTCTCAGTGATGAGAGTCATTCCTTCATCAATAAAACTTTGACCTTTATCAACTTTATGATGATTGCCCATTGTAGCTCCAGTGTTTGTTTGGTTGTTCCCACCAGAAGTGTAAGTCTTCTGTGTTGTCGTCATAATATTCAGATACTAATTCGCTTTTAAATTTACTATGAATGTTTTCACACAATGAAAGAGTATGGTAATTCTTGTCTGAAAACTTCTCCATCGCTTCTGTGAGCCAAGTATAGTTACCCCCACGGATAACTCCCGCTTCACATAGGATAAAGTTATCCCAGTCTAATACCCAATCCGCATAATTCAACATAAAGATGTCCTTATACGGATCTACACCTTCATCAGGAAACGGAACGTTCACTGATTCAACATGAAAGCACTCTTTGTCCATGGATAATCCGTGACAAAGGTGCTGGGTTACAATACTAGAATAATCAGGAGAAATACAAAGTAAACATGTCTTACTAGGATGAATATCCCAATCGGACATCTTCACTTTATATATCATTTCCTGAATTAATGCCATCTCATGATCTTGGGAGATAAACAATAAGTCTCGGCGCTTCGGCGTTTTGAGACTCACTTACCCTGACCGCGATAACGCTTCTTAGCGCCATTACGACTCGTAGATGCATACTTCGTATGCTTTCCCATACCTTGACGACTCTTCTTCGGTTTTGCTTCAATCTCTAAAGTACCCGATAGTCCTGATTTTGCTTTTGCCATAATTAATCTGCTAAATTTGAACCTATGATTATTCTAGGGTATTGGAACGGTCCTGTCAAGGGCCTCGGTGTACCTCCTAGAACTAACTGTGCTTCGTCCCCAGTAACTGCAGGTAACCTTCCGTTGAAAAAGACAGTACTATTAATAGTTGGTCTGATGATCCTCTCACCTGGTTGACAAGGTAAAGGAATGAGTGGATTAATTTTCTCTCCTGCAATAGAAGCAGGTTTAGAGAGGTTATCGTAGATGTCTATAGGAATACCATCGGAATACACTGTTGTGGCGTATGGAGTCCCTCCTAGGGGTGCTGCAGGGTATAAGCAGTTTCCATCTGTACTTACAGTATCTACTGTTTCTGGTCCAGCGAGGTTTGGCATTCTTCTAGTTTCCTATAAAGGTCATTCAACGTCTCCGCCAAAGTCAGATAACTCTGGGATGACGGTGGCTTGTACATTAATTGGGGGTTCTCTAAGTTGGATACCCTCTGCTCCACCATCGTCAACCTCTTGTGCAGCTCTTGGAGTTGATCGTTGAACTTCTGCGTTGTTGATTGGTTCTCTTGAGTCATTATCTAATCCTGAAAATCTTTTTGCTGCTGCTCCCTCAAATTGATCGCAGAAGGCGTCAAAGTTGTTTAGAATCTCTTCATATACATTACGCTCCAACGTTCAACCTCCCAGATACTTCAGGGTACTTGTCCAATGGATTCTCCCCATCAGGGAATCTCATTAACCCTTCAAGTTCAATTACTTTCGCTTCCAATCCTACAAGACGCTCCGCAATCTCTTGGATTACATCTGCCATCTTATTGATCTGTTGCTGTTGTACTGCTAATTGAAACTGGGCGTCCTTCTTCAATGGATTATTCATATCCTCTAGAACAGTCTCTTCAGTGATAACGAGGTTTTCAGTCATTTTTTTGCTGGGAAATTTTTTTGGGTTTTAAGGTTTTAAAAAAACCATTTTCAAATATATTTATCGGTCGCTGGGATACTTTTGTAGGTTAGGGACTTAGGCGTTTTTGCTGTCACCCCCTACCCCCTGCCCAAAGTGTGATATCATGGGGGACTGCCTCAGTCGTAGCGACGGTAGCAATCGCCCTCGGGTGCGTGACCAGTGCATGCGCGATATTGCCAAGCGAAGCGTTTGGCGTTGGGTTCGGTGGGGCGACCTGACTTGGTTCGGATGACCTGCTCAACTGTGCCGTCCTCCATTATCTCATGGCGCAAGGTGCGGGTCTTGCTCTCACCAATCCACCCATCATTGGTGCCGAAGGTGGTGGGGATAATGGGGTTGATCAGTTCAGAGTATTTCTTCTCCCACATTGCCACGATGCTCTTGAGTTCAGTCATGGGGATAACGAACCACTCGCCGCCACCCTCTTGGTTGTGGTAGGCATCACGCCACTCAGCAGGCACGTTTTGATTGTATGCCTGCAAGGTGCCATA